AAGAAAAACAATTAAAAATCCTTTAACAAATAAAGAGCATATTGGTAATAAAATAAAAAGAACAAGAAGTGCTGATGATGGATATAGACACCCTAAAAGTGTGTTAAAAATAAATAAAGAAATAAATACAAACTTACACCCAACACAAAAGCCAGTATCTTTATTAGAATATTTAATCAAAACTTACACAAACGAAAACGATACGGTTTTAGATTTTACAATGGGTTCAGGCAGTACAGGTGTTGCCTGTAAGCATTTGAATAGAGATTTTATAGGTATTGAAATGGATAAAAACTATTTTGAAATAGCCGAGAGAAGAACAGGGAGTTTTGTCGTTAGGTGCTGGAGTGATTACGGTAAATTAATGATGGGTACAAAATGAAGTTAATTAAGAAAGTCAAAGACCTTTTCTTAGAATTATGCGAAGTTTATGCAGTTAAGCTGAGTAATTGGGCATGGAGAAAACGATGGCGAAAAAAGACAGGAACAGCAAGAAAGTAGATAGCCGCCTAGCTTTCATAGGAATATGCATTATTGCTATATTTGTATTTTGGCTTCTTTTTTTTTATACGTTGCCCGTATATTCGGCAAGCATCACTCAACCAGAAAAAGATAAATTTATTACCATTGTAAAGCTATGCTTGGTCGCCAACGACAATTACCCTAACTCTAATAACTATATCCCTGAGAAACTAGCTCTCGCCCAAGCCATCGTAGAATCTAATTGGGGGAACTCAAGATTTGCAAAGGAAGGCAATGCTTTATTTGGTATCAAGACATGGAATTTAAACGAACCGCATATCAAACCCCTCGGCAGCCCAAATGCAAACTTCGGTCTCAAGTCTTATAAGTCCTACTGTCATTCGGTGAAGGATTATCTTCGCTTGCTAAACACATCACCACACTACGAGGGCTTTAGGAAAGCAAGGGATAGCAAAGCAAGCATGACGGAGCTGACGGAAGGACTAAGAGATTATGCTGAAAACCCAGACTACCCAAGCATATTAATGCAAACAATTAAGGGGTTGCAAAATCGTTAAAAAAAGATCAAGGCGAAGAATAAAATTGACACCGCATGACACTTACCGCAAAATTATAGAGAATGGTAAGGAAATCACTCTGTATCCTATTATGTGGTACAGCTTGCAGAAAAAAATATTAGCTGCCAAGAAAGGGAAAAATGGCGACATCATTAAAGACAAAAACGGAAAACCTATACCTTATAGGGAAGCCGGTTATATTGATTTGCAAGCCTTGAAAAAAAAGATGGAACAAGATCAGGGCTAATATGGGCGATGCAATTAAAACAAATGGTCATGGCGGAGTGGACGAATATCTCTACGATATGCTTGAGGGCGGAGATATTGAAAAAGTTCTGATGGAAGAATCTGCTATTGGACAAACGATCACGTTCTACCTTAATGATAAAATCATAACCATTACAGAAAGAAGAAAGGGGTAGTGAGTAAATGGCATGACTCCATGCGTGGAGAACATAGGCAAGATTACTTAACCATTCACATGAATAAAATTTGGAAATTGATCTACATCTTTACGGGAATATTGACCTTGTCCTTTTTAACTTGGATAGTTGTATGCGGTGTTGCTGATTCAGATGTAACTTTTAGTGTTGGTACGTTTAATGGCGGCATACACAAATAAATGCAAGAACTTAAATTCAACTTTAAAAGTTCTCCTACGATTTGGAACTTTATTCAAGATAACTCCTTTGTAAGAGGATTAGTTGGTCCTGTTGGTTCCGGAAAATCTTATGCCTGTGCGGCAGAGATATTTCTTCGTGCTGTTAAACAGAAACCATCACCTAGAGATGGGATCAGGCATACTCGATTTGTCATAGTGAGAAACTCCTATCCAGAGCTGCGTACCACAACCATTAAGACCTGGCAGGAAATTTTTCCAGAAAATATTTGGGGAAATATGCGGTGGTCGCCTCCTATAAGCCACCACATCAAACTACCTGCCAAACATGGTGCTACGGGCATTGACTGTGAGGTTATCTTTCTTGCGTTAGATCAACCTAAAGATGTTAGAAAACTTCTATCTTTAGAATTGACAGGAGCCTGGGTAAATGAAGCGAGAGAGCTTCCAAAGCAAGTGATTGATGGATTAACGCACAGAGTTGGTAGATACCCTGCAAAACCTGATGGAGGTCCAACATGGAGAGGTGTGTGGATGGACACGAACTGCATGGATGATGATCATTGGTGGTATCGTCTTGCGAAAAAGGAAAGATTACCTAAAGGCAGGTTTGCATGGAAATTCTTTGAACAACCCGGTGGGGTAGTTGAGTCAAATAAAGATAAACTCCCAGAGATGCCGGAAGCCAATGGATATACATTTGCGTCAGGCTTGTGGTGGAAAGAAAACCCAAACGCAGAAAATAGGAACAACCTGCCTTCTGGGTACTATAGTCAAATCCTTGCCGGTAAGTCCAGGGATTGGATTAGATGCTATGCCGAAGCTAAATATGTGTTCGTGCAAGATGGAAAACCGGTATTCAGCGAATATGACGATAATATTATGGTGGCGGAAAATCTTGAGCTTGATCCTATTTTCCCTGTGCAGATTGGTATTGACTTTGGATTAACTCCTGCTGCTGTCTTTGGACAAAGGTTGGGAGATGGTCGCTGGCACATACTCCATGAGCTAGTTTCATTCGACATGGGATTGGAAAGATTCGGTCATCTTCTGAAAACGGAGCTGCAAACCCACTTTCCCAAATGCGACATATTGGTTTGGGGTGATCCGGCAGGAATGCAAAGGGATGAGATATATGAGACAACAGCTTTTCAACATCTTCAAACCATTGGCTTAAATGCAAGACCTACAGCAAGCAATAGCTTTAGGGTAAGAAGGGAAGCGGGTGCAGCACCCATGACCAGACTCATCAACAGCAAACCAGGATTGTTGATTAATAAAAAATGTTTGCGTTTAAGGAAATCTCTATCTGGTGGCTATCATTTTAAGCGAGTTCAGATAGGAGGGCAGGAAAGATTTAAAGACGAACCGAACAAAAACGAACACTCTCATGTGGGGGATGCTTACCAATATCTAACTCTTGGTGGCGGTGAGTATAGACAGCTAGTCAGAGGGAATAAAAAACCATCAAAACCTTTTGTGGCTACTTTGGATTTTGAGATTCTGTAATGACACCTGTTGATCTTGAGAGAATTGTCGGCATTGAAAACACACCAATAAGTATTGTTCCTTTTAAATCCTATTTCTTTAAGATTATGAACTTGGTTGAGTCTGATGTTGAGGTGATAAAACTGTTTGAAAGTTACTTTGCCTTGATAGACGATGGAAGAAACAATGGCTGCGCCTATACAGCTATTGATAGCGGAAAGCCCGTGCTGTGCTTTGGCTTGGAGTTTCAATGGGAAGGTGTCGCAATCGCATGGTTGATACCAGATAGAGCTATGGTGAAAAAACATAAGTTTAAGTTTCATAAGGGAGCTTTAAAATATTTTGACATAGCGGCAAAGCATTATAATCTTCATCGCATTGAGGTTGCTGTTAATGTACGCAACTCTTATGCTGAGAGATGGATTGAAAGCATTGGTTTCGAGTATGAAGGCACGTTACGCAAGTATGGGGTCGATAAGGTGGATCATAAAATGTACTCAAGATTGTTTTAATATCTTGCAAAGAATTTAAAACTACGTTACAAAAAAATGAACAATTGTTTTTATTAAGGATACATATATGAGTTTTTCAAAACCAAAAACTGATCCAGCTCTAGCGGAAGCGAATAAATTGCAAAAAGAGAGAACTAGACGTTTGGAAGAAAAAGAAAACGCAGAAAAGCGCAAGCTATCTCAATCTGCTCTTGCCAAAAAGAGACAGAGGAATCTTCTTTATTCTGCGGATCGAGCTAACCCTATTCTTGGTATTCCTTCTACAGCCTCTACATTGTCTCCGGTCAGAAACCCAATGGGAACTAGCCCAAGGTATTCGTAATGCCTATGTCTTATGAAGATTATGTGAGAAACCCCAGATTTAGATTGAAGAAAAACGCACCATTAACACAAAAAGAGAAAAGAAAATTAGGATTGGGCAAAAACAAGAAAGAAGATGCCAGAAGTAGTAACTAAAAGTGGAGAAAGAAAACATTTTGCATACACCAAAAGCGGTGTTGCCAAAGCCAGGGCTTATGCGAAAATGAATAATGGCAGAATGGTTAGCTCTCATAAGAAAGATGCTAACAAAAAATATAGGAGAAAATAGTGGCAACATTAAAAGTATTTTACGACACTATGAAGGGTGTGATTTCTGATATGTGGGGTATGGTAACAAAATATCCCAAGACTTGGTTTATTATCGCAGCAATTATTATCTTTCTAGCTGTATGGGGATAAGCTATGCGATTCACAGTTCCACAGATTCTCCAAAGAGCTGAACAGGCTAAAGCTAAAAAAGAGAATTGGCGATCAATCTACGAGGATTGCTACCGCTATGCTCTACCCCAAAGAAATCTGTATGACGGATACTACGAAGGCGGTGTAGCCGGTCAAAACAAAATGAAGAATGTGTTTGACAGCACAGCTATTCATGCCACACAAAGATTTGCGAACAGAATACAATCTGGATTATTTCCACCTTATAAAAAATGGTGTCGATTAGAACCGGGAACAGAGATACCGATAGAGCGAAGACCTGATGTGCAGACAGCCCTAGATGTTTATTTAGAAAAGCTCTTTACTGTTATCAGACAAAGTAATTTTGATTTAGCTATGGGCGAGTTCTTATTGGATTTATCCGTAGGTACAGCTTGTATGTTAATTCAACCAGGGGATGATGTGAAGCCAATTAAGTTTACAACAGTTCCTCAATACCTGGTGGATATAGAGGAAGGTCCTCAAGGTACTGTAGACAATGTGTATCGTTATTTAAAAACAAAAGCAGAGAATATTCTAAGAGAGTATCCAAGTGCGAAGCTCAACACTCAATTAAAGAGCTTACTGAAAGATAAGCCAACTGAATCAGTTGAGTTGTGTGAAGCTGTTATCTTTGATCAAGAAGTTGGCGATTATTGTTTTCACGTTATATCGAAGAAATTTAACCATGAGTTAGTTTATGAAAGGATGCTTTCTACTCCTTGGGTGGTCAGCAGATATATGAAAGTAGCTGGCGAAGTTCATGGTCGAGGACCATTAGTTTCCGCAATACCTGACATTAAAACTCTGAATAAAACACTAGAACTTCTATTGAAAAATGCTTCATTAGCTATCGCAGGTGTTTATACTGCTGCGGATGACGGGATTCTTAATCCCCAAACCATTAGAATTGTTCCTGGTGCTGTTATTCCTGTAGCAAGGAATGGTGGTCCACAGGGAGCCTCTTTAGCGCCTTTACCCAGAGCAGGCGACTTTAATGTATCCCAAATTATCATTAACGATTTAAGAATGAACATCAAAAAGATTATGCTTGATGACTCTTTACCACCTGAGAATATGTCAGCAAGATCAGCCACAGAAATTGTTGAAAGGATGAAAGAATTGGCTCAAAATCTTGGGTCCGCTTTTGGTAGATTGATTACAGAAACTATGATCCCTGTAGTTGTTAAAGTTTTGGGTATTATGGATGTGAAGGGATTGATAGATTTACCTTTGAAAGTGAATGGGCTGGAAGTAAAAATTGTTCCTGTATCACCTCTTGCGAAAGCACAGAATTTAGAAGAAGTCAATGAGGTTATGCAATTCTTCCAAATAGCTCAAGGACTCGGACCTGCTGGCATGATTACTGTAAACCCAGAAGCGATAGCAGATTTTGTAGGAGATAAATTGGGTGTATCTACTAAATTAAGAACAAGCAAAGAAGATAGGGCAGCGATACAACAACAAGCCGCAGAAGCGGCACAGATGCAAGCTCAGATGGCACAGCAAGGAGCCGAACCTCCTGCTTCGGAAGAAGCACCGCAGGCAGAAGCACCAGAAACAGCATTGGAAAATGAGATGAGGGCATAATGGCTGATGGCTGGGAAGGCATTGAGCTTATGGATCAAAAACCTATTGACGAGCAAAAAGATTTAGATTTGCTGTATAAAAAAACATTTACAAGTGAGGAAGGAAAGAGAGTGCTAGAACATCTACAAAGCAGAACATTAGATCAATCCACATGGATACCTGGTTCTGGAACTGACTTAGCTTTTGCAAGGGAAGGTCAGAATAGTGTTGTGCGTGATATTATTAGAAGAATAGAAAGGGCTGACAAATGAGTGAAGAAGCAACTGCGACAGAAGAAGTATCAGAAGAACCAGAGACATTGGTTTCTGATGCTAAAATAGAAGAAGAAAAAGAAGAAGTGCAGGAGGACATCCCACACAAGGAATCCGATGAACCTGCCGAACCAGAAATCAAAGCAGAAAGCAAGGAAGAAGAAAAGGCACTAGATCAACCGGGGTGGCTACCGGATAAGTTTTGGGATAAGAAAGAGGGAATGGATGTAGAGTCTTTATCCAAGTCTTATCAAAGCCTAGAGAAGAAACTAGGTTCTCAAAATAAAGCACCCAAGGAATATGACTTATCTGCATTAAAAGGCATACCGGAAGATGATGTGCTACGACAGAAATATGTTGAATGGGCAGATAACAACAAAATAACGCAAGAAGGATTTAATGAACTAGCCGAGGCGTTTATTGAAATGACCAATACTCAGATGGAAGAAGATCAACTCAACATGGATACTGAGAGAGAGAAATTAGGTCCAAACGCAGATACTTTGATTAATGGTTCTATCGATTGGGCTAAGAATTTAGTAAGCAAGGGTGTATGGGGAGAGGATGATTTCGATGAATATAAAATAATGGCTGGAACCGCCAATGGATTGAAAGCTCTGAATAAGGTAAGAAAATATTACGAAGGACCAGTCATACCAACATCAACTCCTGATGTTGAGGGAATGCCTAGCAAAGAGGAGTTGTATTCGATGGTTAGCGATCCCAAGTACAAGACTGATGTTAGTTTCCGCAAGAAGGTAGAGGACTTGTTCGGAAAGATGTACCCAGGCAAAGCAACAGATACAGGAGAGATTATCTGACAATGAGAGATATGGCGAAATACAAGAGATACCAAAAGCTGTATCACGATAGACCTAGCGAAAGAGTAAGAAATAAAATGCGACATAGGGCGAGAAGGCTTTTAATCAAAACCTATGGTAAAGCAAAATTAGCAGGGAAGGACATCCATCATAAAGACAGAAACCCTAACAACAACTCTAGGTCAAATTTAAGTATTAAGCCAAGAACTTACAATCGTTCAAAGAATAAGTAAAAAAAAGGGGATGTTTCCATCCCCTCTTGTTATCTATAACCCACAACGTCTTAATAGGTGAGATCGTGCAATTTTCATCGCAAGGTTGCGGTTACGTTTGCTGTTGAGTGGAACTCGCCCAATCTGGTGGACTATTCCACCTAGGTTTTCAAAGTTCGTATACCCCGCCTTAAAGGTATATGGTTTAGGTAATAAGTAGGAACTCTTGAGTTCCGAGTCTACCATTTTCTGAATGGTTTTTTCCCAGCTAGCTTCACGTTTCTTTTCGTCATCAACTTCTTTCTTGGTTAGTTGTTCGCCTTTGTATGTGTAGTATTTTCTAGCTTTTTCTTGGCGGTATTCTTCACTATGTGCTTTCCATTTGTTAGTCATTTTGCTTTCCTTCTATTAGTTACTATTAAGTATATATAAGATATATAGCACATTTAAACGTAATGCAAGTATTTTCTTTGACAAAAGCAAAAAAAGTTACTAATTATGATAATGACGGCAACCATATCTTTTATGGTCGTCTGGCTGGTGGCAATTCACCGACTACTTCAGCCAGGGGATCAAACCCTGACAACTGATTATTGAACCGCATCTCCTTACGGGGATGTAAATATTAACGTGTTGATATAAGGAGAAAAATTATGGCACAAAGTATTACTAATGCCTTCGTCACGTTATTTGATGCGGAAGTAAAACAGGCTTATCAGGCGGATTCCGTCTTGAGAGGTGCTGTCCGTCTCAGATCAGGTGTACAGGGCAATACATACAAATTTCCAAAGCTAGGTAAGGGATCGGCTACTGCGAGGATTCCTCAAACCGATGTAACTCCTCTGAATGTAACTTACTCACAAGTTAGTTGCACAATGAGTGATTACAACGCTGCGGAATATAGTGATGTCTTTCATCAAGCAAAAGTAAATTTTGATGAGAGGTCTGAACTCGTGCAGGTAGTCTCCAAAGCGATTGGTCGTAGATTAGACCAATTAATTATTGATGCTCTTGATGGTGCTTCCTCACCTTCAACAGTTGCTAAAACTGTTGTTACGAGTGGAACTGCTACTTCTTCAAACTTGAATGTTGGAAAATTGATTGCTAGTAAAAAAGCACTCGATGCTAAAAATGTTCCGTTTGATGATCGTCATCTTGTTTGCCATGCTAATTCGTTAGCAGGTATGCTCGGTGATGAGAGAGCAATCTCAGGAGACTATGCTTCGATTAAAGCATTGGTATCCGGAGAAATTAATACTTTCCTTGGCTTTAAGTTCCATATTGTTGGAGATAGGGACGAGGGTGGACTACCATTATCAACTAATGATCGCAGCGTGTTTGCGTTCCATCGTTCAGCCCTTGGCATGGCAGAAAATATGAGCATGAAAACAGAGATTAACTACGTGGCCGAGAAAACTTCGTTCCTAGTTAATTCAATGTTTAGTGCTGGTTCTGTCGCAATTGATGACGAGGGAATCGTGGACATAACTTGCGATGAAAGCTAGGAGGAACAAAAATGGCTTATAGTGCAACAGGACTACAACCTATCGGTGGTCAATCTAAAGCAGGTAATGCTCCTCAAATCTGGAGCTATACATCTACAGATGCCGGAAATACAATAAGAGTAGTTGGATATTTTAATTCAGCTGCTGACTTATTAAAAGTTGGCGATCTTATGTACATTCATCACACTACCGGAGGAACTGCTGGATATCTTTTATCTCCAGTTGTTTCTAATACCGGTACTGTTGTTGATATTGCAGATGGCTTAGCCATCGCTGCCGATGATAGCGACTAGAGACTAGCGTTAGTTGTTGAGACTTTGGTGGGGGTGGCAACATCCCCACTAATTTTAATTAAGAATTTTGAGGAATTTATTTCATGGCGGCAGGAGATACAAAAGTAACGATAAGCAATACAGCATTAAGGATGCTGGGTGCTAACCCAATAACAAGTTTTACCGATGGTAGCGATGGTGCTGCCATTTGTGCTGCTATCTACCCAAACGTCAAAGACCAATCTCTGGGAATGTATCCCTGGAGTTTCGCAAAGAAAAAACTCACATTGTCAAGATCAAGCACAGCACCGACTAATGAGTGGGATTATGCTTATCCACTCCCTAGTATCGTTCTGAACAACCCCTTCGCTGTGTACAATTCCACATCCACAGGCATCACACCCATTACAGCCTATGAAATTTACGCAAATAACGATGGTGGAAGGGATGTTTATACCAATGAAGAAACGATAATTATTGATTATATCGATAACAATATCTCCGAGGGTTCTATGCCTAGGTATTTTGTAATGCTATTGAATTACATGATGACGTGGCATATCGCTGAACCGGTTACGGATCAGATTACAAAAGCTGACTATTGGAGAAATGTTACAATCGGAAGTGTAACTGAGAATGGTAGAGGAGGATATTTGCGGCAAGCGATGAACATTGACGGAAGGAACCAGCCATCCTATGCGATTGGCAGTTTCCCTCTGACCGATGAAAGAGATTAATGCGTAATGTCGAGAATCGTCAAAGTTCAAACCAATTTTACCAACGGAGAGTTTGATCCCCTGCTTTTTGGCAGGCTGGACATTGATCAAAGATATAACGCATTAGCCAAGGCACGCAACGTGCTGATACAACCCCAAGGCGGATTAACAAGACGACCAGGACTTCAATTCATAAGTGATGTAGGAGCTGTCGCAACCGACATAGATGAAGGTTCGAGATTGGTGGCTTACGAATTTTCCACCACACAAAGCTATATGCTTCTGTTCACGCACAACAAGATGTTTGTTTTCAAGGACAAGGCATTAGTTACGGACATCAATGGTACAGGGAACAACTATCTCGTAACCACAATCGGAAAAACACTTTTATCCACAATAGATTGGGCGCAATCCGCAGATACCCTTATCGTTGTGCATGAGGATTTAGCACCACAGAAAATCGTCAGAGGTGCAAGCGATAGTGCATGGACTATTGCTGCTATCACTTTTATTAGTATTCCAAAATATGCTTTTACACTCACTACAGCAGAACCAGCCGGAACACTAACACCCAATTCTGTTTCTGGAACTCAAATTGTAGCAACAAGTGGCTCTGTTTTTTCATCTGGAAGTGTAGGGCAGTATCTTGAGAAAAATGATGGATTGGGAAGATTTAGAATTACACGATATATAAGTGCAACTAATGTTGAGGGAACTACAGAAATACCTTTCTTTAGCACCGCAGCCATCGCATCTGGGGATTGGACATACGAAACGGGATACGAGGATTCATGGTCGGCATCGAAAGGCTACCCACGAACAGTTTGTTTTTACCAGGGGAGATTATATTTTGGCGGAACGAAAAATAGACCATCTACTGTCTTTGCATCAAGAGTAGGAGATTATTATGATTTTAATATGGGAGAGGCATTAGATGCTGATGCAATCGTTGCTTCTATGGATACCGATTCTGCCAATCCGATCATGGGTATATTCCCTGGCAGGGATTTACAGATATTCACTCAAAGTGGTGAGTTTTATATCGCCCAGACTCAACTCGAACCCATAACTCCTTCTAATGTTACTCTTAGGGCATCAACAAAAAGAGGGTTAAAATCAGGCACTCGACCTCTAGGCTCTGAGAGTGGAACTTACTTTATTGATAGATCAGGAAAAGCGGTAAGAGAGTTCTTATATAGCGATTCTGAGTTATCGTATGTAACCCCAAGCATTTCATTATTGTCATCCCATTTGATTTCAGCTCCAACCGACATGGCTTTAAGAAAAGGAACTTCAACAGCAGAAGGGGATTTGCTGTGTTTGGTCAACAGCACAGATGGATCGTTGGCAACTTACTCGATTTTAAGAGGACAGAACATTGTAGCTCCTTCTTTATGCACGACCAACGGAACTTTCATTAATGCTGCGGTAGATGTGGATACTGCGTATTTCGTGGTCAAAAGGCAATTACCCCTGTATGCCACCTGCACAATTACAGTTACTGATTATTCAAATATAGCAACCGGTGCAACTATTGTTCTAACAAAAAACGATGGGACAACGGTTACTTTTACTTGCCAAGGACCTGGAAGTTCTCCGACACCAGAAACAAATAAATTTTTTCACAACGAATCTAACGATACGACAGCAGATAATATTTTTACTTGTATTAATCTTCATGATGATTTTTCAGCAGCTAATCCGGCAGCAAATGTAGTTACTGTTACAAGGGCTGTCGCTGGCGGAGAGAATTTAACTGTTACATCTTCTGACGGAACAAGGCTTGCGGTGACGAACTTTGTGAATGGAACTACCGATAAGTATTACGTTGAGGCTTTCAATGATGACTTCACCACAGATGGTGCTGTTCAGTTCACATCCGCAGCTAGTGATTTGCCAGGCTCGACAACAGTTAATTCCGGCATAGCCCATCTGGAACTCTATCCGGTGAAGGTCGTGGTGGATGATGGTATGCAGACAGATCAAACTGTAACGTCAGGGGTTATTACTTTGGATGCCCTTGGTTCGACTTATGTCGAAATAGGTTTGGATTTTGATATACAAGTTAAGACGATGCCTGTGGAAACCCAAGTGCAATCTGGTCTCAGCTCGACAATACTCCCATTCAAAAAAAGAATACTTGAAAGTACCGCTGTCTTGTACTTAACTCAGAATTTAACACTCGAAGGCAACGATTTTGAATTTTATGATTTGGGAACTTATGAGGCTGGCGATCCTATCACATTCTTTACAGGACAGAAAAGAAGATACCCTATGACGAAATATGACGAATATGGACAATTAACCTTTGCTCAATCTCAGCCATTGTATTGCACATTGTTGGCGATTGAGTATCAAGTGAGTACGGAGACTTAATATGGACCCTTGGACAATAGCATTAATCGTTGGAACTCTTGTAACAGCTGGTTCTCAAGTTTATCAAGGTCAGATGGCTGCGGCAGCCTATGAAGCTCAGGCACAGGCAGAAGGACTTAAATTCAAAAAGATGAAAAATGATGAAAAAGAGAAAGGTGTGCAGGTTTTAGAATCACTCAACGAGACATTACAGTCAATAATAGCTCAATCAGCAGCAAGTGGTGTTGTAACACAGGAAGGTGCAAGTTTATTGCAACAGACAGTCAGTATTCGCAGAGGAGTAGAAGATTATAATGCGGCTTCACTTAATGCGTTAATACAACAAAAACTTGGCTTAGTGCAAATCGGTCAATTAAATCAAGCTGCTAAGGATGCCGGAAAAGGTGGGTATGTGAAGGCTGCGGCTACGATTGGTCAGAGTGTTGCGAGCTATGGTTTGCTGAAAGGACCACCTTCAGGATCAGCAACAGAAGTACAGGTCATCACTAAAACAAAAAGAGTATCTGGTCCACTCTCACAGAGTCATAACACAGGAACACCATCCTTTATGAGAAATGCACAATATGGAAGAAGTCGAGGAGTATTGTAGTTATGGCATCGAAAAGCACAGTATATGATGAACTACAAAAGATTGCAAAAAGACTGACAGGTAGAGGTGCTGTTACATCTCGACCTATGTATACCGGAGGGCAAGTTGGTGGCACAACTATACCTAGTCTTACTTTTCCAGCATACGCAGAAAAAGCCAACATTGCGAGTACCATTGAAACAAGAGTAGGGGATTTTCTTTCAAAGACCGCATTAACTCAGATTGAAAGAGTTGCGGGGAAAGAAGGAAAGGCAATAGCATCCGATTGGGCAGCAAACAAAATGCCTACAATGGAACAATTCTTAACTGCGAACCCAACAGAGAGACTTAAATATTTAGACAGCAAGGATACTTGGTCTGTAAAAGGACAAGCTGTTCGAGCTGGTCAAGTCGAGGCTTTGAAAAACGAACTTGCAATTCACGCAGGTGTGCAATTTCAGGCGATTAAATTGCAAGCAGAGAGGGATGATTATAGTGTAACTGAGTTTAATCAACAGATAGATACAGTTGTAGATGGCTGGTCAAGCGCATTAAGAGAAATCGATCCTGATGCCAGCAACGCACTCAAAGCAACATTAGCCTCAACAGGTTATTCTGCTCTTACTGCGTACACCAACAAGAAAATAACCAGAAGCTATGATCAGAAGCAAGCAGCCCAATCTGTGGATGGTCAGAACTCTATAGAAAACATAGCAGAAACATTGGACAGAGTAATAGAGCAGAATATTAATGGAATAAAGATTTCCGATGAATATGGTGGAGAACCGGTGCTGGTGGACATGAACGAAGCCCTCGATACAGAGAAAAAGGTAGCCTTAAAAAGACTCAACCTGCTATCAGGTTCGGAGCAAATCAAATGGATGCAAGACTGGGATAAAGAAGTTCTACAGGCAAAGGGAAATATTCTGACTGGTTGGCTTTCAAGAGAGTCTGATTCGACATTGAATCAAAGCAAACTGATCAATCAGTTTGACGCAGAGAAAGCAACTGACGATTACTCATCCATAAAAGACCCAACCATGAGAGCTGTCTGGCTTTCTCTGGATGAGGAGGAAAGACAAACAATCAGAAAATCTCTCAGAGATATAAGAGATAATGCAGTAGATGATGATGCAAAAGAATTAGTAGCTAAGCAGGAGAATCCTGAAACAAAAGCGGATGTAGCTCGTCTAAATACTGAACATAATGCGAGTGCATTAGCCGGAGATAAAGAAAGGATGATAGAACTAAGAAAAGAAACGCAAGCAAAAGAAAAAGACAACGAAGCATACTCGGAAACCCTTGAGATGATGATGAAGAAGGAACTAGACTGGGATCAAACAGATAAGGTCTTTTTTACTGAGTATTTTCCAGATGGTAGTGTGAGCAGACATCCTGATGAGGTGAAAATAGATGTGTTGGAAGCTATGATGGATGGTGAGCTGACGCAAGATGATTTGACTGATATGTACAATAAGGGCTTAATGTCCGGAGCTATGCACACGGAGTACGCAAAAAATCTAACAACATCACAAGACAAGTCTTTTACATCGATGAAGGCGTATATCAGAACGAGACTAGGCATCGCAGATAATGTCTTTCTTAGCAGTCTGAAAGCAAATGACTACGAAAGATACAATGAAGCACTAGCTCACTTCTCAGCATGGTATTTTGATGTATTTGATCAGGGAGCCGATCCCCGCATCATGAATAATAAAACGATTCGAGAAAAAGCAGAAGAAGCAATTAGAATGGTAGATAAAAAATACTCTGTTAAAATGCAGGTTAGTGTGCTTTTCTCGGAGCTAACTAATAACGATTTGTTTGAGAGAGACTCAGATGCTTTGAATCGTTTCTTGAAGCTTAATCCTGGCTTAGATTATAAGCTTAAGCAAGGACAAACATCTCCTGGGCTAGGAGATATTTTGCTTGACGAAAATAATACTCATAAATTCATCAGATGGGTTGAGGGCAACCTGCGTGAAATGAACCCAAATGATTTGCCAGACAATTTTAAACGCCTTTCAGAAGATCAAAGGAGAAAAACGATTGATGCTGTGTTGGGACAGTTGAAAAAATGGGAAGAACTTAAAGGTTGGAAAACATACGTTACTGGTGTGATGATTAGTGATTAATAATGGCAGAAACAACAAAAAATAAAGAAACAGTCCAACGAGAGCTTGGTTCATTCCCGCCAGAGATTGAAGCAAAGCTAAGAGAGAAAGGCGTGAAAACGTTTTACAAGGATGCCAAGAAGGGCGAACCTATTTCCATTACTGTTGGGAAAGGGTCGATTGTAGCATCAGACGATGCAAAGCAAGGGAAATCGGAAGAATCGTCAGCACCGATCTTTCATAGAGACACATCTGAACCCGAGGAGACACCAGAGAAAATTATTGACACATCCGACCCAGACCTCGCTAGACCAGATGGTGAGACTTATTACAATCATCCGACAGGGCAACCTGTGGAGGAGATTCTTTTCAATGATGGCTCCAGTCAGTATATATCAAGAGAAGCCTGGCGAAACTCTAAGATGCTTGCGAACACTCCAAATATGCTGAAAGGTAAAGATGAGATTGACTATCTTGACTTCGAAGCCATTCAATCTGACGAAGATAACCCAGCAGAGGAAATAACAGACCAGGTTCATGAAGATGGTTTAAAATCCTCATTTCACAGGGGACTTATTGCTATACCATCAGGTATCGCTGCACTAGGAGAAGGAATGGGAGAGACTTTTGTTGCTGTCGCTTCCTCTATTTATCCTGATCTAAAAGAAGGATTTGACAAAGAAGCAGCTCGATTGGCGAAGTTAAGAGATTGGATGGATGAAAAAGGTATTATTGAAAAAGATTTTGAGGGTCTCGGTTATTGGTCATTACTTGCTGGTGCTACTCAGTATATGACTGGTTATGCTGGTGCGTATGGTGCTTTTACGAAATTCTTTAAAGTTACAAAAAAGTCCGGTATGCTAATGTTGATTTCAAGACTAATAGCAGGTGAGGGTGGCGTTGGTGTTGTGCATAAATCCGAGGAATTAGGAATGATACAGTCATTTAAAGACTGGATAGAAGATGCGTTTAATCTGGATGCGCTGCCGTCAGAGAGCATGGCAAAAGCTCTTTGGGAGTATATATCATCAGCGGACCCTGACGATTCCGTTCTTGAGAGAAAATTCAAAGTAGCCATCGGTGATGGCTCTTTGTTTGTAGTGCTAGGCGCTGTTGGTCATGTCGGCTTGAGACAGCTTAGACAATGGGCTAAGAAGAATCCGAAAGAAGCAGAAGTTCTGAGAAAGAAAATGATTAAGATTAAGGCTAAGGCATTCGCCGGAGTGGCAAACATGATTTTTGGAGCCAAAGGTCTATATCAATCGATCAAAAAAGGCAGGTATGCGGAAGTGTCTGCAAAGGGTCAAAAGTTTATCTTGCCTTTTGTGGGTGCTGGTGGTGTCGTCTTATCTGCTGAGGATGCAGAAGCAAGAGGTTGGATTAAAGGAGTGTTTACATCAGGGCTTGCAAGAGCTGTTAAGGAAATTCCAGAAAAAGGAACAGGAAAACAAATATTAGGTCAAATTAGAAATATTCCTGGCGTTAAAGAAACCGAAATAAAATGGATGGAACTTGATGATTTTTTAATGAATAAGGAATTCGTTACCAAGCAGGAAGTATTAGATTGGGTTAAAGCTAACAGAATTGAAGTGCGTGAAACTCAATTTCCTAAAAAAATTTCCACAGAAGATCGAGAATTGAGCAAACGAATCAAGGCTGTTTGGAAACGAAGAACTGAATACGAAGAAGCACCGCATACATGGTATGATTATGATAATATTCATTATGAAAGCACTTATAGGCGATCCGCTCTTGATGATTCTACTATACCGCAATCAAAAGCTGAACTCAGGCAATCATTAGGTCGATTTCAAGAACAAGCCCATGGAAGTCTTATTGAAAGTTTTAGAGATGTAGATACAAAGATGTTAGATGTTGATGGTATAATTAAAAAATATAAAAAAGCAGGTAAAGATGCTGTAGAATTTATTAGAGTTAAAAAACAGGTCTCTGGTGGACTACGACCATCTAGTGAATTGGAGTTCATGAGTAGAGCTGAATGGAAATCTAAGGTAAAAGCCGCTAAAACAGACTTTCGTACTAATTACAAAGTAGATAGCATTATAACATTATCAAAGTCAGAATTGATAAAATATTCAATCGAATCTGATAGCAGAATGTTAGGAGCCCTTTCTCAGGAAAAAACTGGAGCAGCAAGATTTGAAAAACAATGGACCGAGAGTGGTGGAACAGAGTATACGGAATTAATTTTTTCCATTAAATGGGGTAAAGGAGACATTCCTGTCATTCCTGTTGAGTTAGGCAGGTTCTCCAAAACTCAAGGAATCCCTGAATTGCCACCACGCTTGTTCGGGATGAAGCTCTTGAAGGACAAAACAGAGAGAGGAACTGTTGAATTTAGCATGAGACGGCACATGGATGTTCCAGGAGAGATAGCTCATGTAAGATTTAAAACAAGAATAGATTCTAAAGGTCGCAAAATTTTAGCAGTTGAAGAAATGCAACAGGACTTCAGGGGAACTGCACAACTGACTTCCGAACTCGATCCAGCGAAACTTGGCATTGGAGAGATTCCGGGTATTCCTGGACACCCTCATCGTGCCCGTTTAAACGATCCTCTTAAAGATCAAGAGGGAAAATTATTGACGCATGATGTAGGACTAGGAGCGAGAGCCAAAGATGGAAGGTGGATTGTAGACTTTCCACTTAAAAATACTTGGTATGAAATGACAATTAGAAGATTAGTTAGATATGCTGCTGATAATGATTTTGATGCTATTTCAGTTCCTAAAGCATCCATCATTCAGAAAAGGTATAAATTAACAAGTAAAATTAATTCCTTTGAAATTTATTCTTTTGATTTAGAAAAAAAGACAGTTCAATTCAGAGCTACAGATATAGAAGATCGAACACAAGTATGGGTGGACATTAACGATATATGGTCGTTTGATAGAGTTGAAAAAGAATTTAGTAAAGAAGTATTAGATAAAATTGTTGCTGAAGGAAAGCTGACTGTTGCAAAAAACAGACGTGCCGCTGCTCGCCCAACGACCGCATATCGTCCTGAAGATTATGGTAAGTCGAATACCAAATTACCCTTTTACGATGACGGAACAGGCCGTAGCCATACGATACACTACGAGATCAAATTACCAAAAACTTTAGCTGTTAATTATGGTGGAAAAGGTAAAGAGCAACTTTATAATAAAGCAATTCCTAGCTATATGAAAAAGTTTGCAAAGAAATGGGATGCTAAAGTTTATGATGACTTCATACTAAAGAGACCACAACTAGGAGATTATTGGGATGAAAAGAGAGCAGGAGCTAGAATCCCAGTAACCGTTTTAGAAGTTACTCCAGCGATGAAAAAAGCAGCTAAAGAAAGCGGCGTAGATATATTTAATATTCTAACTCCTACTCTAGCCGGAGCCGGAACAGAAATGTTATCTGGAAAGGAAGCAGAAGCTAATCCCATGCAGATTGATAGAATCATAGATGCTTATCCAGCAGAACCACCGGAACGAAGCCTTCAAGATCAGCTTGGCTTATCTCAAGAGAGAGGAGCAGAAAGTGGCGATTAAAAAAGAAGATACGATGAATAAGAACCCTATCGAGACAGAAACATTAATTGAGGAAGCTCCAGCTCTTAACGATGATGAATCTCCAGATATGTCGCAATCGGCAGAAGAATATGATTTGGCGATGACATCTTTAAAATCACTCCATTCTGCTAAAGGAGGGAAAAAGCTTAAAGGAGAAAAACCAAAAGTTGATGCGGAAACCCCATTACCTAAACTTGAAGAAGATCAACTCACACGAGAGAAAGTCAAAGAGTTCGAGAAAGACCTGTCGTTAAAAGAACGTACAATGTTGCAAGACAGACAAAAAAAAGATGCAATAATTCGAGACATGGACAGACCAGCTCAAATTCTCGAAGATGCGATTGTAATAAAAGGCGTTGGTAAAGAGGATCGTGCCAGAGTTGCTGAGATGTTCAAAGAATTAACAGGTGGAAATATCTTGCCTGCGATAAAGGATGCTGGAAGAAGGCAGCTAGAAGGGATACCTTTTCTAAGCAAAAAATTAAAAGGAACATCTTTTGAGCATAAACCCACACACACAATATCCTCAGCAGATGATATGCACAAACTCGTTGAAAGGCATTTCCCAGAAGTGTTTAAAGCCGCCGAGACCGGAAGCATTACAATGAAAACAATTCTAAGGCAAGCTGCAAAGCTAGATCAAGATGTTTACCGGAAACTGCTTAAAGCAAATAGAGGAGGAGGGTCTTTTTCACCTAAAGTATTGGCTAGAGGTTTGATAGAAATTGAGATAACGAGAGGCAGGGCAGCAAGTGCCGCCATAAAGGTTCAAGAGCTTTTGAGTCAAGGTAATTTTTCATCCGCAGAGGAGGCTCTTACAGAATTTATCAGAGCAATTCATTTGAACACAGCAATTACAGCCAATGTTGTTGGCGACTTGTCCACCGCAGGTCAGAAACTTGCTGTAAAAAGACACTTCCGAGGAAGTCCTGATCTGCCTTTTTTAGAGAAACAGAGCCACATACTCGATCAAGTAAAAAGTTTATACTCCAAAGAAACGCAGAAGCTCGACTTAGAGCAAGCTAGAAGAATTACCGCCGCCTATCTCACATTATCCAAATCAGGAAAACAAAAGCTCTCGAAAAGAATATCAAGAGAACCAAACTTGGCAGATGCTTGGGCGGAAGGTTTTCTTAATGCGTTGCTTTCAAGCCCGATAACCCACATGGTCAATCTTGGTGGTAACTTTGCTTTCAATGTTGTAAGAGGATTTGAATATGGTCTAGCCGGTCTCATGGGGGAGGGAAGGCATTATGGCTCAAAATTAGTACATGAACTTAAGGAATCTAGCCGAATACGCAAAGAACGCAGATCAGGAACAGGAGCCAAGTTGGAAAAAGACCCAGAGACACCTGGTTCTTTGCATATTCAAAGAATACCATTTACCGGGGTTGAAGGAAATCTGAGATTACGAAATGTCCTGGGTATGGTCTCGTCTATTCGTTCTGCTTCCAGATTAGCAATAGCCAATCTGAGCCACACTTTCAAAAAAGGCGTGCCACTAGATGATATGACCAAGATAGATGCGAGAAGGCAGAATGCCATAGGGAAAGAACTGCTTCCATCTGGATTACAAAACACCGTTCTTGGTAGGATATTAGACGCATACGGATCATTGGCAAGATTCCCTGGCAGAGCATTAGTTTCCTCTGATGAAATGACGAAGGGTTTCCTATATAGAATTGAGTTGGAGAAAATGGCTGGTTTTAAATACGATGATGTCTTAGCCGCTGAACTTAAGATGGGAACCGATCTCAAGAAGGCGAGAGAAATTGCGGAATTGTCCGCCGCTAAAACACTTCACAATCCAGACAAGGCTACAATAGACGAGCTGACGAGATTATCGAGAGAGGGCACTTTTACAGGAGAGTTAGAAGGTTTCTTTAAAGATGTGCAAAACACCATGAATCACCCAGGCATGAAACTGTTTGTTCCTTTCTACAGAACGATTGTCAACATATTCCTGGAACACTCGAAGCGAAATCCTGCGTTGTGGCTATTAATGCCAAAAGTCAGAAAAGCACTTCTAGGCGGAGACGGACCAGCAGCTCAACAGCTTGCTGCTTCAAGACTAATAATAGGAGCCACGATGATGTATCAATTTGGTTCATTCTCCTATGGGGTTGCGGAGAGAGGTGCAGGTATGATAATCACCGGCAGGGCGCCTCATAATGCAGCAGAAAGAGATGCTTTTCATCGTTCTGGTTTGCAGGCATATTCTATTAACAGAAGAATCGGATGGGAAAAAGACCCAGAGACAGGAGAATATTTACTACAAGACCCTAATTATTACGACCCAGATAGAGTGCGGAGCAGGGAGGCTTCGGGGTACTTTCCTTCAGAAGAAGATAACAGAGTACCTATTTATAAAAGTTATTCTTATGCAAGATGGGAGCCGATTGCATCTATGCTAGGTATGGCTGCGGATACGGCTGCTGCACTTGCCCAACCTTCATTTAGCCAGGCTGATTATAGCCAGAGACACATTAATGCGTTTGTTTCTGGCGCAGGATCGATAGTGGGATATTTGAACGAACAACCATTTTTGCAGGGAGTTTCTGATATAGCTAGAATAGTACAAGGTGGTGGATCAGGTGATATGGATAGCACAAGATTTGAACAAGCATTTGAACTGCTAGGAGAGAAACTGACGAGTGGTTTGACCAAATTAAATTTGTTGATGCCAGGCAGCTCTCTTTGGAGATCATTATCAAGATGGCAGGACCCAACTGTCTACGATAATACAAACAGCGAAGATGATTTCTACGCCGACATGACAGGTCCAGCTGGTTCCTTTTTTCAAGGGGTATACAAAGAACTTAATGCAGGCAGAGGTAATATTGCAAGAGTCTTAGCTAAAGGTGGGGTTAAGGTTTTGTCAAACTATAGCAGACCGAAAACAAATATTTTCGCACAAGTTGCAAAAACAGCTCCAGGCAGTATGTTTAATCCTGTGAAGATTGTACTCTCAAAGGCAGCACCTGGTTATGAAGATTATCGTAGAGTTCATTTTGAGTTTCTAAAATTAGGGCGATATAACCCTAATCGTACTGCGGTTCTTACAAGAGTAGGCGACAAAGTTGCTAACCATCACCTGGGATGGCAACCAAAGAACGACATAATAAAATATTTAAACTTTATGACTGATTTCGCATCTGCAGATGAACGAAAAAAAGTAGATGGGTACATCTTAACGGAAGATGGTTTTGTCGATAAAGATGGAAAGATGGTTCGTAGTGCGTTTATTGATGACATCTTGGAAGTGATGAACGAACCAGATTATGGAAGGCATGAGATTTCTGATCGAATAGCAGCGATAAGAAGTATCTATAACAAAAGATTGGACAATGCGCTAAACTTAGTTAAAACAATCGGAAGATACCCGAAACTCTCCGGTGCGATGATAGATGAAAAAAAACTAAAAGAAAAAAATGAACAGATATATAAGGAGAAACTGAGATTTCGATAATGTAATGAAAATGATTGCGACTAATAATATCTCTTTATTTGAATTAACAATTTCGCTATGTTAGAAAAAGCAGATTAGACAAGGTAAAAATTTATGGCAACTTTCGACATTAATGACGTAGCACGCAGGGTTCAGTACACCAGCTCGGGAAGTACAGGTCCTCATACTTTTAGTTTTCAGGTTAATGATACCTCAGAAATTAAAGTTTATGTTGACGACACGCTCAAGAC